CCCAGCGCCGCCACGAGACCACGCTGGAAGAAGCGCAGGCGTGCTGGGAAAAGACGCTTTCAGACAGTAAAAAAGCCGCAGAGCAGAACGGAGGTGGTGAGACCTGAACATTTTCAATTTGATGGCCACTTTGGGGCTTGATACCTCCGAGTATGAGCAGGGCATCGAGCAGGCCCAAAAAGAGACGCAAAGCGCCGCAAACTCGCTGAACCGCAGCGCAAACACCGCCGGGAGCGGCGTTTCAGGCATGGCAAGCCAGTTTGCAGCAGCCAGCGCAAAAGCAACTGTCCTTGCAAATATGCTTACCTCGCTCGGAACAAAGGCGGTAAGCTTTGCAAAGGGCTTTGTGGAGATGGGCATTTCTTATAACGCCCAGATAGAAAAGTACACCACCGGCTTTACCAATATGTTGGGCAGCGCACAGGCCGCGCAGGAAGCCATGCAGGCCATTCAGGAGGACGCAGCCCGCACCCCGTTTGACGTGGCGTCTCTGACGCAGGCAAATCAGCTGCTCATCAGCGCGGGCGAAAACGCCGCGTATTCCCGCAAGGTCATCAATGCACTGGGCGATGCCGTTTCTGCCACTGGCGGCGGTAACGCCGAACTATCCCGCATGGCTGCAAACCTGCAGCAGATCGCAAACGTGGGCAAGGCTGCAACGATAGACATCAAGCAGTTTGCCTATGCGGGCATCAATATCTACCAGATTTTGGCAGACTACACCGGCAAATCGGTGCAGGAAGTCCAGAAGATGACCATCAGCTACGACCTTCTTTCGCAGGCGCTTATAGCCGCCAGCGAGGAGGGCGGGCGTTACTATAACGCCATGGACACCCAGAGCCAGACCATGAACGGGCGTATATCCACCCTGAAGGATAACGTCAGCCAGCTGGCCGGACTTATGACCGGCGACCTTTCCTCCGGCATCGGCGTTGTAATAGGCCACCTGAACGACATGGTTGTCGCAGCACAGGAAGCCTACAAAGAGGACGGCTGGAAGGGTCTCGGAAACGCAATTCTTGAGCTGGATAATCCAATCAGTGCCATCATCAAAAAGTTTGGGCAGCTTGGCAGCGCGGCTGTTAGTGCACTGGATAAGGCAAGCTACTATCTTAACAAGGCACTTGGAAAAAATGCTTACGCAGGGTACGACAACTACGACGACTACAAGTCAGACAAGCAAAAGCAAAGCAACAGGGACCGGCTACGGCAGAATGCTCTTTCCGGCAAAAGCGTAAGCAACAAAAGTTGGTCTGAGCGTCAGGCAGAAGCAGCGGCCGCGAGTGGAAGCGGCGGCAGCTCCATCGTTACAAGTCCTTCCAGTTCCTCCGGCAAGAGCACCGGCGCAAAATCCAAAACCGAAACCGTCATAGCGTCCGTGACGCACACCGCAACCACCACCGCACAGAACGCGCTGGGCGCTGTGACAACGAGCGTTGAGACACTGCAGGAGAAGGTCAAGGACGCAGCGGGCAAAATCAAAGACCGCGTAACCGAGACCACTACCGAGACCGGTAAAGAGATGGTCAACGGCGTTGCTACCACCTATACGCTTGTGACCAAGAAAGTTACGGACACGAACGGCAAGATAAGCACCACGACCAAGAAGGTCTACGCCGATATGTCCAAGACCCTGCTTGGCACCCTGACCACCATTGCGGAAAAGACCTTCAACGGCATCACCACCACCACGCAGCAGGCCGTGGAGACCTACGCGGACGGAAGCCAGCACATCAAGACAACTGCCACCGAGACCGGCGAGCGCATCGTGGACGGCGTGCGGCAGACCTACACCAAGATCATCAGCTACGTTGACGGCGTGCAGGACAAGGTGACAGAGACCGCGCAGAACATCGACAAGAGCATCAAGGCGACCCAAAAGCGCATTGAAGAGAACCTGAGCAAGGCACAGCAGCAGTTTAACAGCGGTATTTTTAAGATCGGCAAGAACCTGTATACCGACCTGAAAAATCAGGACTGGGCAGCGCTTGGGTTGGATATCGTCAACATGATGTGGGGCGAGGTGTCACAGGAGCAGCGCGAAGTCCTGTCTGACTGGGCAAACAAGGCGCTGGAAGCCATCAACGAGGCTTATTCCGGCGGCGGTCTGAGCGAGGCGTTCAAGGCTTTTAAGCAGATCATGTCCAACGGCATCAAAGCAGATGCAGACGGCGTTACAACGGACGTTAAGGGCTTGAGCAAAGTGTTTCAGGATCTGGGCATCAACGTTTCCGATGTCGGCAGCAAGATCATGGGCGTGCTGGGCACCATGGGTACCGGCATCGGCACCTTTGTCTCCAACGCGGGCACTGGTATTGCAAAACTTGCCGGGAGCATGGGCAGTCTGGGCACGATCGCAAAGGGCGCAGGCGGACTGATCGCAAAGATTGGCAGCCTGATCATCTCGAACCCTGAGGTTGCCGCGATCATCGCCATTGTGGCGGGCGTGGTGGCGCTGGGCGCTGCACTGTTTGCAAAGTTTGGCAAGAGCAGCGGCGGGCAGGCTGTGAGCCACTACGAAAGCCCCTTTGCCGGGCATGACGTGTACGACAGCTTGACCGAGTTCTCCACCCGGGCAGCCATGCAGCACCGCTACATGGAAAAGACCACCGGCACGGATGCACAGCTTGGCATTTTGCAGCAGATCCGCGATATGCTGGATGAGCATCTGCCGGATATCGGCACCGGGCAGCTTGTCATGGACGGCGAAAAGGTGGCCGATATGCTCACTCCGCGCCTTGCAACCAACATGGATACCAGCATGGGCGTGTATACCCTGCGGGCAGAAAGGGGTGTTTAAATGGCGATCCACAGCGCAAAGCTGGGCAATTACGACACCCTTGCAACGTGGGGGCTGTACATGAAGGTTGGCAGCCCGAACATCGGCGAGCCGGAACCGGACGAGACCCTTGTGCAGATACCCGGCTCTGACACGTTGCTCAACCTTACTACCTCTCTGGACGGCAAGGTGCACTACAAAAAACGCACTATTACCATGGAACTGCTGTGCACCGCGCCGAAAAAGCTGTGGAAGGTACTGCAAAGCCGTCTGCACAATGCCCTTGAGGGCAAGTGGTTGCAATGCGTGTTTGACGATGATCCCTCCTGGTACTGGGAGGGGCTCTGGCACGTCAAATTCGTGCCGGGGCGGCTCTCCGCAACGGTCACCATCACCGGCAGCTGCAACCCGTACAAGTACAACGTCTACGACGGCACACAGGATATCCGGTGGGATGACATCAACTTTGAAACGGACATTCTGCGAGACTACCGCAGCATTGCGCTGCCTGCCGATACGCCGGTGGATGTGGTTATCTACGGCGCACCGCACACCGCGGCTGTCTACTTCCAGCGCGGCGAAAGCGAGGCAAATGTGTCGTTGCAGGTCAACAAGACCGCCGCTGGCACGCTTGCCAAAACGACCGAGTGGCAGTATCTGGAGGGGCTGGATATCCCGGACGGAGAAAACGTCACCCTGACCTTTACCGCCACCGCTGCGAGCAGCATCACCATCAAATATCTGGGAGCAAGCTTATGAGTTACAAGATCTATGCCGGCACGCAGAACGGCGTGGACAGCTGGGAAAACCGGGTCTGTATCTATGCGCCCGGCTCTGCGCTGGAGACTACAAAGCTGATCAGCCCCACCCTGACCCGAGAGTTTGGTAAGGCTGGAAGTCTAGAATTTACCATCCCGCTGGGCAACGTGGCGCACAGCGCGCTGCAAAAGCTGAAAACGGTGGTGTCCGTGGAGCAGGACGGTAAGGAGATCTGGCAAGGCAGGGTCATGAGCCATGAGCAGGATTTTCTGCTGCGGCAGAAGGTGTACTGTGAGGGCGAGCTTGCCTACCTCAACGACACCGATGTACCACCCTACACCGCCAAGGATGTGACCATCCGGCAGTTTCTGGACTTTCTCTGCAAGAATCACACCAGCCTGACCGACAGCTATAAAAGCTTCCGCATCGGAAACGTCACGGTGGAGGAGCAAAAGCGGTATGTTCCGGTAGCCGAAAAGTGCTATCTGAAGCTGGACTATGCCGCCAGCAGCCCGGACGAGCAGGGCGACTATTACCAGACATGGGGTCTGTACTCCCAAAACGGGAACCGACTTGAAGAGAATTTTTCCTATATTTTTTCCGACTATGAGGACGTGCAGACCCCACCAGCACAAAACTGGCCGCTGAACGAGATCGTAACCGGAAAGGAGTACCTTGCCTGGCGCACGGGAGACAACCAGTTTACCCTCCGAAGAAACGCAGTCTCTCAGGGCAGCAAGACCTACGATGCAGAGCAGACCATTGTTACCCCGTCCATCACTACGCCAATAGAAACCTATAAGTTCGACAGTACCATTAAAGCGGCCAAAAAGAACACCGAATCCACAACGTACAGCATCAAAACGGAAAAAGACGGCACGGTCAACGTGTACGTCAACGGGGAAAAGTCCGCAGACTACACCCCGCAGCTTGTGGAGGAGTTGCACGAGTTCGGCGACGGCAAGAACTACGGAAAAACGTGGGACATCCTGCAAAACGAGCTTGTGGACGTGTACGGCGGCTATCTGGCAACCCGGCACAAAACGATTCATTATCCCCCCTTGTTCCCCGGTCTGAACAAGAGAGCACGCTATCTGGACTATGTACAGGACGCGACAGAACGCAACGTGCAGGGCATCACCTTCGGCACAAACCTGCTTGACCTGACCAGCTACGTCAAGGCCGAGGACATCGTCACCCGGGTAATCGCCATCGGCAAGAAAAAAAGCGGATGGTTTATTTGGGAGACCACCGATACTCTGACCGCTACTGCCAACGATGAAACCGCCCAGAAGCTGTACGGCCTTATCACCCGGTATCTTGTGCTGGACGGCACGGCAAACACACAGCAGTCCCTGCAGGACGCGGCAGACACAGAGCTTGGCAAGCACTTACGCCTTGCGGACGGCATCACGTTGAAAGCCGTAGACCTGAAGGACGCGGGCGTGGACGTGGACAGAATCGCCTTCGGAAAGTTGACCCATATTATTTCCGCGCCCCATGGCATTGATGTGTGGATCAACTGCAACAAACTTGTGGAGCCGCTGGATAATAAGCCTGACAAAAAAGTATTCACATTTGGCAAAAAATTTTCAAGCGTATCCGACTTGCAGGCGCTCAGCGCCCGCAAAGCAACCGCCGCGTATGACCTGAGCCGCACGCTCAAGGAGTACGCATCTGATACGCAGTCTTATGCGCAGTCTTATGCGCTGCAAACGATGGAGGCAGACGATGAAACCGTTTAAAGAAGTGATTGACGGCATCCGCAAAGCCGTCATGGCACACGAGGTGCGCGAGGATCTCGCCCAGATGGGCGAGTATGTGGAGCAGTTCGCAAACACGGCGGGCGAAAACATCCAGAAAGCCATCGACCCCACCCTCTCCCTCTCCGGCAAGGCTGCGGATGCGAAGGCTGTCGGTGATGCGGTTCAGGGCGTAAGGGATGACCTTGCATCGGAGATTTCCCGCGCGGAAACAGCGGAAAAGGCCAATGCTGACAACATCGCGGCTGAGGCCGAGCGCGCACAAGCCGCCGAAAACGCCCTATCCACTAAAATCACGGAGGAAACGGAGCGGGCAAAGGCGGCTGAACAGGCGAACGCGGACGGGATTGCCGCTGAAGCATCCCGCGCTAAGGGCGAGGAGCAGCGCTTGGACACTGCCATAACTGCCGAAACCACCCGCGCGGAACAGGCAGAGCAGGCGCTGGATACGCGCACCGCAGCCCTCGAATCCTGCGGATTTGTCGTGGTTGACGGCAAAGTCTGCATGAAATATGTTAAATCCTGAAAGGAGCAAAACACATGGCTGAAACTATGGTAACCGATCCGGTCTATCTGGATCAGACCGCAAAAGACAACGGCAAAAAGCTTGACCAGATGACCGCCGCCCTGCTGGGTATGTCCAGCTCGCTGGGCGTGATCGCGCGCGCACAGACAGGCGTGGTGGAGGAGATGGACTATAACGGCATCAAGGCCGTGGTGGCTGCCGGTAACGCACCGGCGGTTTTTCCGGTGGGCACGCAGCTGGTCAACACCTACACCGGCAAGGACGGCAAAGTCTACGACTGCCCGTGGGACGTGGTAAAAGCGGATGATATCGCCGAGGGCGAGACCGGCACCACCGCACCCGCAATGGTACTGCAGATGCACTACGCGTCTCTGGAAGATATCCAGTTTTCTGCATATCAGGCCTTCTACGTTGTGCCGGAGGCCGGTCTGGTGGCTGGCACCTACAACATCATTTTTGATTTTTCCTATGGCACAAACGTCATAAACGGCGGTGCCTATAATTTTACCTTGACCAAAAATGCCCCCGCAGGTGCACGCATGACCGGCTTCTATAACGCACCGGACGTTGCACCTGCCAATTGGAAGGTTTACGTCTACAAGGATCAGTATAAGTCCGAGCTGCTGGAGACCTGCAACGTCTCTGCTGGCGTCGATGGCATAAATCTTGGTTCCTTCCTTGCAAAGCCCAACGGCAAACTGAACGGCTTGCATTCGGTTGCCTACGGCGATAACCGGTGGTATAAGTCCGCATACCGCCAGTACCTCAACAGCGATGCACCCGCTGGTGCGTGGTGGCAGCCGCAAGATGAATGGGACATGAAGCCCAATCAGGCGGACACCGTGCCCGGCTTCCTTGCTGGCTTCTCGGATGACTTCAAGAACGCGCTGACCCGCGTGAAGGTCGTGACCTACGGCAACACCGTCACCGATGACGGCAGCGCTGTGGTGACCTATGACAAAATCTTCCTGCCCTCGCTGGAGGAGATCTACTGTTCTCCGCAGGTCAGTGGCGAGGGTACATACTGGCCGTACTGGAAGGAGCGCACCGGCGCAAAGACCCCGCAGGCTCTGTGGCGGACCTACCCGCTGCGTATCACCCGCGACCTTGCACAGCGCACTGTGGGCCGCGATGTGCGGCTGCGCTCTGCGCATCGTGGCTACGGCCACAATGCCTTCTACGTGGACTCCAGCGGCTACGTCGGCAGCTGGGGCGCGTTC